ATCAATACATCTACCACTATACTCTGTCACAGAGTTTTCTTTTGTAAAATACTTTAGACATTCAGAACCAACAAGTATAATCCAGTCATAGTCATCTTGATTGATCTCTATATCACAATCTCGTTTCAATACTTTCTTTATTGTAGGATCAGAACATAGTTCGTACTTATCAAACTCTATTTCATTGTTAAATAGTCTTACATAGTCATTACGACTAGGTTTACTTTCTACTAGGGCTATCTTAGCCATATAATGTCTCCTTTAATTCTTTTACTTTTAATTTGTTTAATGCGCCTGCATCCCCTAATTGTACAGGTAGCTTTATATTTTTTGACAGTAATTCTGCAATTTCACACATTTCTTGTACTTTTACTGATGCGTCCTGTCCTGCTTCGTCAGGATCAAATAGTATATCTACTGCTGATACACCTTGCATTTTTAGTAATTTTAGTTTTTCAACATCAACATTTCTAGTTCCAAAACAACATACAGCATTATCTAAGCCTTTGTCGTGAAGGTTCAGCATATCGAATATGCCCTCTACTAATATTACTCTACCCTTGATAGGGCGGACTCGAGCAGGATACAAAGGTAACAATGCTTTCGGGGGATGTATTAAATACTTTGGAACATCAGTTGGGGACTGTGTTCTGCAATTAAATGCTACTATTCTACCTGTCAAGTCCTTAATTGGAAAAGAAATTCTGCCTGTGAATGGCTTGTCTGGATGCAAAAATGCATCAAACAATTTATAGCTTTCTGGAGTGATCTCACGCCAGTTGCCCACATAAGGCATAAAGTTCTTTGGCATCTTCAATCCTACAGAAGATGCTCTTTTTTCTTCTATTTTTCGTCTAACTTTTTCTCTACGAATATCTAATGGATTCGAAGGGGCATCAAAGTGATTAAACAAGTTGCCCTTAAAGCCACACGAAAAACAGTTGAATACTCCAGTAATTCTATCAATTCTCATACTTGGATTACTGTCGTCATGCTCAGGATTTAGACACGAAATTATTGCGTCTGCTGGAGACAACTTATATGGTATTTTTCGTTCTTGTAATAGTTCTTCTACTGTCATCTAAAATATATTTCAAACATAAGTAATATTGCAATTACTGGAATTGCAAGTACTAATGCAAGTGTTGTTGCGTAAAAGAAGTGCCATAATATTCTATTCATAATTTTTTGTGTGTCCATCCTTTTAATTGATCTCCAAGTGCCTCAAAGTCTGTCATCTTTTTGCCGCTTGGATCTTCTTCGTATTCGTAATACTTACTTTTCCAAGCAAGTTCTACCATTTGAAACCATATTGCTATGGCTTTGTTTCTAAATTCTTTATCTCCCCATAAGTAAAACATATTCCACCATTCTTTTTGAAATTTGTATACTTCTACATTCATTGTTTTAAACATCCAACCATCTGTATGCTTATGACATATCTCTAGCATTGCTCTTAGTCTTTGGCTTCCTGCAATCGGATAATAACTAGGCATGGTTAATATTGGGGATTTCATTCCATGCTCTATTAAACTTTCCATAAGAGGTTCATTGATTGGTACTTTGTGAATATTATCACGTACAGTCGGTTGATTCAATAAAAACTTTACTGATCGTGTCTCTATATCGAAAGGAGGCAGAGCTATTAACTCTGCCGTTTCTTTACTGATTCTATCTGCCGCCACTATTTCTTACCTTTCTCCAAAGACCGTGTCTGCGTCTTTTCTCTATTTCCATACGAATCATGTATGTTCTAATTAATGCTACAATAGTCATAACTGCTGTTGTAGTAATAGATATTGCAAAGGCACTATGCCAGTTCCATTGATCTATCATTAACCATAATAAAAGGGTTTGTAGCGGAAAATTAATTGCTAATGCAACGCCTACTTGAACTACTGATTCTTGTAGTGCTGCTTTCTCTGTTTTAGTCATTTATTTCGTCCCATAGTTGTTCCTCGAGTTCAGATTCATATATTGTTCTGAACTCCTCGATTGTTGGTGTTAACACCTTTACAGGTGAATCTTTTAATTGTCGCACATATCTAGTATATGCGATTAGTAATTGTTGTTCTGTGTATAATATCATATGTCGTCTACATTTTCTCCTGTTGCCATATTATCTTTAATTGCTTCTCGCTCTTTAGGATTGATTGCTGACTGAGGTCCAATCTTCAAGGTTTCCCAGTCGACTGTGCTTGTAAAACTTTCCATACGATTACTTCTCATTTTTACACAATTGAATGTCATGCACTCATCCTGCTGTTCCCATGTTTCTAAAGCATAGGCAGCATCTGCTGCATCAAGAATACCTTTTGCAAACCTAGCTTCTCCACTTGCATCCGTTTGATATGGTGCAAAGACAAGTGTTTCATATTCTTGTGCATACAATTTCATTTTCTTACTGACTTCTATCTGTTCTGTCCAGTCGTATTGACCTGAGCGACTTGGTGCATTGTGGCGACGAACTTGGTTTAGATAGTCTACTATTACTACTCCTACATCTAGTTGATTTACTTTCTTGTCTAATTCAGATTGAATTTTAGAAAGTGTAAGGGCTGGATCATAAATAACATCTAACTGTTTCTCTTTATGTAAAGGAAGTTTTGTTAAGGCTTTATGGAATGATTCAAAGTCATGAGTTTTTTGAAACTCTGGCAATAATTCATGTCCGCCATCAAAACGACCTGCCCACCAACCACCGACCATATTCCATTCTTGAGCAGAAAGCATTTTGTTTCTTAATCTGGAAAACGGTATCTTGGTAGCAATAGAACATATTCTCTGAAGTATTGATCTACTATCCATCTCAATGGTAAAGTACAGGGCACTACGCCCACCCTCATATACATTGGATGCTAGATTACAACAAGTCAGAGACTTTCCTGAACCTCGTCGTCCGCCCACAAGCACTAAGTCTTTGGGAGAGAACTTGATTTGTGAGTCATACTCACTATTGAGTCCTAAGGGTAAATACTTCGCTAGTTCTTTGTCATCTTCAAACAAAGATATGCTCTGCATACTTTCTTCGGGTGGTTTGACATCTACCTTGTCACTTACCCTTAAAACTATTTCTTGGAGTTGTTCTATATTTTCTTCTGCGCTAGCCATTGCGACTGTGTTATCTATGTAGTTATCAAGTTCGTCTAGGATTTCTACTTGTGCATATTCATTCTTTAAATAGTCAAGTAAAAGCCAAGCGTCTACCTCGACATCTACAGATTCGATTGCGAATATTTTTTCTTGGAGTTGTCGATCTCTAACTTCGTATTGGAGATCTTCGAATTGTGGGAGGTCTTGATAATTGTCTATATGTTTATCAAGGATGCGAAATATCGACTGATACTCGCCAGGTAGGTAATGTTCTTTTAATTTAGACCATGTATCTAAATCATTTTGAACTATAATTTGTTTTAAAAGCGCTGACGCTATATTCACTTGACCTCTCCCAAAGTACTACTAAAAAACGGGCAGGGGCGAACCCCTGCCTTGAACTAATCAAAAGACTTAGTAATTAACCAATATCTTTTTTAGCTGCGCCGTTGTAGTCAGAACATTGTAGTCCTCGTCTTGTCAACATAGTTTTTACGCCACGAACTGTTTTGCCGATTTGGTCAGCAATTTCTTCTACAGTGTGGTTAGCAACATCTACATCAGCAAGTACGTCAGCTTTGCTTGATCCTTTTGTTTCTTTTTGCTTTGGAATAGCGTTGATTTCGCCACTTCTTAGAAGTGATAGAGCTTTTCCTCTGATTGAGTTAACAGATTTGCCAAGTGCGTCAGCGATTTCTTCTACGAAAGATCCATCGTTAACCATTGATACAAATGTGCCTTCTTCTTCAGGAGTGTAAGTTCTAACTGTTTCAACTTTAGGAGCAGGCTTAACATGAGAAGTTAATTCCATTGATAAGATTTTTCCTTGAATTGATTTAGCAGAGAATGATCCGCCTTCGAAGTGAGATGCAATTTCTGCATATGTGTAAGAGCCGCTGTTGTCAGTAACAAAGGCTTGTAAAGTTGCTTCTTGCTCGTCTGAGAAAGACTTAGAAGCAGATGCTGAAGCTAATTCAACATCAAATCCCATTTTTCTCAATTTGCTAGAAACTGATCTTGTTGATGTTTCTAACTCGTCAGCTGCATTAGCAACTGTCGCTTGAGATATAGGGCTTTCAGAACCAACAAAGTCTGTTAATTGTTGAGTTCTTTCATCTGTCCATTTAGGTAATGCCATTTTTTATTCCTCTATAATTTGTTTTAGGTTGTTAAATATTTTTATCCCAAGTTGTTCTGCTTTTTTAGTTTTTGCACTTTCGATTCCACTTTCATTGAGTAAGATTGTTACATCTTTCGTTAAATTATCTTTTACAATGAAGCCATACTTTTCTAATACTTGAGTAGCGGCTGCTTTAGTAGGATAAGATTTTAACTTACCACTAATGCAAACTGTTCCCTTAGTGTCGTCAAGACTGACTTTTGCCTGCTTTTTACAAGTAAAAGAAAAGGGAAGTTCATTATAGCCGTGGTCAACAAAAGTACCAACTAACCAGTCATAAAGATTCGACGCCGCTTTCGGACCCAGACCTGCCTCTATACATATCTCTGGGGTTATCTCATAAATTGATGAGATGTGTTGTGCTAATTTATTAGTGGCACTTGAGCCAATCAGCGGTATCGAAAAAGCTGGTAATAGAGTTGTAAGGTCGACACTCTTTGATTTCTGTATCTCGTTGTGTAGTTTCGTACCTAGTTTCTCTGAATCCAAGCATAATGATATTTCTTCTTGGGATAGCGAATAAATATCATGCAAATCAAATAGATCAAGTCTAGCAATAGTTGCAGGACCGAGTCCTTTGATTTTCAAAGTTTTTGCAAAGTGTTCAATACGCTTTGCAGATTTAGCTGAGCAAGAGTCGTTCAAGCAAAACAGCTGATCGTTTACAAACTCCAATATGCTGTTGCATGCTGGACAATTTGTTGGCGGTACTATCTGTCTCAAAGTTTCTCTTTCTCCTAAATATGAATATATTATATCAAACGAGAGAGGAAAAGTCAAGAACTTTTTTTCGGAAAGTGGGATAAAATAAGGGAAGAAATTTCGAAACACTCCGTATGCCCACCAAACTTTTGTTTGGGTTTATAACTTTCGTGTTTAAACTTCTCGTGTAGCTGTTGTTCGTATTTCCAACAGTTGTAGATTGTATCGTGATAGGTTCGTTGAATACGCAACTCATACCCTTTAAAACCACGACTTCTTTTGATTACGTGCCGCCAGTCTTTACCACTAGCGATACCTACTTTGATACACTCACGCTCAAAGGTTTTTGTGTTTACTAAAATAACTCCATATAACACACCTTCTCTTTCTTTTTCTTCAGGTCTGTTATCGAAATATGTTTGATTATATACTCCACCACTCATAGGTCTACCCACCAGCGCAATACTAATATAACTACTGCTATACAGCACACACCGAGGATAGGAGTTAAATATGTTTCTACCATTTTAGTCCATGTTCAATGGCGTGTCTACATCCTTGATAGAAGTCTCTATCTTCTTCTGATATAAAATGCCATTTATAATTTATTGAATACATTTTTTCTTCTACTGTTTGAGGATCTGTAAGATGCATTTGTTTGTTCATCATTTCTTCGAGTTCATCAAACTGTTTTGTAATTTTAGCTTTGTATTCTTCTACTTTGGTGGAGCTGACAGGGGTCGAACCTGCGACCTCCTCCGTGCAAGGGAGGCGCTCTCCCAACTGAGCTACAGCCCCATATTTACTCATTACATCTGCAGCATCATCTACTGCTGAAGGTTTTTTGTTTCCCCAAATGCGATCCCAACCATCAGAATATTGGTTGCCTTTTTCTGGTCGTCTTTTACTTCCTTTACTCATTTCATCCAATACCTTTTGATTGGTGGGTTAACTTCTCTTTTCTCCTTTACAGGTCTTTTCATAAGTTTGCCACAAGAATGACATCTTAGATTTATCTGTAGTAATTCACACATTGCCTCGTCTTTTGGTAAAGCAAAACAAGTATGAGGATGAAACATTTCTGTTGGTAAAGGAAATCCTATATGCTTCATTTTACAACTAAGTCAATGAGAAAGAAACTCAAGAACATAAATGCGAGCGCACCTACTTGTACTAGCGACATAATAGCCACTTGTTTCATTGGGTGTACATCTACTATCTTTTCAATCCAATCTTCACTAGGAGATAGATTTGCAACTTGTAATAGTTTTAATTCTAATTGCTCTGGTTCTTTCATTCAGTTTGTGATTTGCCTTGTTTTTTCATCCACTCTCTATGAGTTGGTAGTTGTTTCATAATATTACGATTACGCAAAAATGCTTGTCGTAATTCGTCATTCATTTTCTGTGATTTAGTTAATGGTTTCATTATTTTTTGTTTCTTTGGTGGAAATAACCACTGTATTATTTTATTTGCCATTTATCGCAAGTCTCCTCTGAAAGTACAAATGCTGTGTACTTATCTACTCTACACCAGCCTTCGCTGAGTTTAGATGTTATATCATGCACGGGATCGTAAAATTTACACTCACCACACGGTTGGTTTGGAATTGGTTCAAGTCTTTTTAACTTAACCTTTTTCATTACATAAGTGTTCGTATTCGGTATATCCTCCGATTGATTTTGCTACTTCAGTTTCAAATACAGGATGTCCTTCATTGTCTACCTCTGTAACTACAATCTGCGGAAAGGTTCTTGCTGTAGGAAACTTTTCCATAAACTCTGGAAATTCAAAGTCTATTCCTAACTGCATATAAGTGTAATCATGTCCCATTCTCTCTGCAAGATTCTTTGCTTTTACGCAATAAGGACACTGTTCTTTACCATAAATTTCTACTATCATTTTACATTCCATTCTTCGTTTCCGTTCTCTGTGTTGAATCGTCTCACTAGATACTTGAAATTGTTAATTAAATATGTAGGATAATCTTCTGTGGTTGAAAGCATATCATTAGTTTCGTCACAGTGATCGAGCCACATTCTACTTACAAAACTAGTAAATTCATCACTAAATATTTCTGTAAATGCTTCTGCTCTCAATCAACTCTCCTTACAACTTGGGGAATAATCTCCCCTGCTCTTATAACTTCAACCATACATCCAATCTCTAAATTAAGTTCTTCGATAATTCCAATGTTATGTAAGGTTGCTCTTGCCACTCTTGCTCCATCAATGTCGATAGGATCTAGTATTGCTACTGGGGAAACATTCCCTGATTTTCCTACTTGCCATTTAACATCAAGTAGTTTTGTAACTACGCCCTCTTGTTTTACTTTCTTTGCAAATGCTCCTCTTGGGTGATGAGAAGTATATCCTAATTCTTCGAAAGCTCTATTGTTAATTACTCTCCATACTTCTCCGTCTTGGGGAAACATAGGATAATTACTATCAATAATTGTTTCAAATCCACACTTATCGAGAAAGTCCATGTCTTCGATAAAGTCAGGTGTTGGATATGGTTGTATTCCATATGCAATGAAAGTTAAATCTCTATTCTGAAACTCTATCACATCATGTAAACTTAGCGCACCCGCTGCATAGTTACGACTATTCTTAATCGTTGCTGGGGCTACTACTTCTCCTGTGATTTGTACTATGTGTTTGCCTACGCAAGGCGTTAGGATTCGAGGTATTATAAACCTCATGTTGGCTGTGATGTCGAGACCATGTTTGCCATCGCCTCGTGTTAAGGCAAGTGATAACTCGCCATTGATATATTGAAGACTTACTGCTGCACCATCTAGTTTTGGTGTAACGGTTACGGGCTCGTTGCCATAGTTTGGGTGTTCTTCTATCGAGTATGCTTTCTGTAAAGAATACATAGGAAAGGCATGAGGATATCTCGCGCCCTTGTCTCTAATAAGATCATGTCCTACTTCAGTAGCTACACCTAGTTGTTCTTCGAGTCTGTCATAAGCCTCGTCAGACATAAGTGGTTTACCATTGTAGTAGGCAATCCTTGCCCGTTTGATTAGTGCTTCTAAATTTTTCATATGTATATTATACTAAAAGTATAAGGACTTGTCAAGAATTATTTTATGGTAGGTATATTTGATCTAGTAAGTCTTTGAATTCCTCTTCTAAAATGCTCTTGCTCTCTGCTAAGGAAAGAATTTCTACTAATCCTTGAAAGAGATTTCTACTATTATCAAAATCAATCGGCATACTTATACCTTGATTTGATGGTTTCCATTCTTCCTCAAAGTCTAAATAATACTTTCTCAATGAAATGTATTCCACATCTCGAAAGGTAGAAACTACAAGGCGCACTTGTTCATGTTCAGTTTCTTGAATTACTTTTTCGTATATTGCGGGGGCAGTGAAGTCAATCATTCTTAATCACTCGGTTGAGAGGTACAACACTCGTAACATTCTCTGGCACAAGGATTCTATAAGAATCTGTATCCCAGCAAAATAATAGAACTGTGTGTTGACCTTCTTTTGCTCTGTTTCTTTTCTGACGAATATATTCTGTAGAAAAGTCACTAGTGCAAACATTGTACTTTAGTTTCCTAGAGTTTTGACTTCTATAGGTGATCACTGCGTCACCTGCTTCTTCGAGTTTAGCTTTAAGCTCCTCTTTTTTCATTGATTCCTCCAATTTAATCTAACAAAAACTCTTTTGTGTTGCTAAATTGCAGAGGTCTCTTTTATGAGATGCAAAAAACCAAGGCAGTTAACACTACCTTGGTCAAACTATTTTTTTAACTATTTAACGCTTCAACGACACCTTTGAAGTATACTGCAGCTTTACCAGTTAGTTTACTGATAATAGCTTCATCAACTTCTTGACCTGCGTCTGACAGAGCGGAAGTAAGACTTGCCTGAGCATCAGCTACTGATACTCGTCCACCACCAGTAGATCCTCCTGAGGATTTAGCTGCTGGAGTTTTTCTTACATAAACGCCTGCTTTGGTCAATATCATACGAACTCCATTTGGTGATTCACCAAGTTCGTCTGCGATGTCTTTTACAATCTCCATGGAAGTCTCAGGTGTTGGTTCTTGTTCCTGATACATTTCAACTGCTTGTGCTTTAGATTCATCTGTCCAAGCCATTCTTTTTCTCCTGTGTTTGTTTTGGATCCATTCGCCATTCCATATTGGTTTCCAACCTGTTCGGTCGTACTGTTGCATATAGAATCTGTCGCTCATGTATATCCTTGTTTAAATATAACTATATTATATCGAATTTGAAACCATCTGTCAAGAAGTATTTTTCGGTATCTATGACCGTTTCCTATCTTGAAAAATACTCTACAATGGTTGCTATCTTTTCATCGGCTTGTGCTATTTTTTCTATCTCCGACTCCATAGCCTCGACTATGCCTGGGTGTTCTCCGATACCTGTTGAGTTTCTGGTATACACCATTACATTTGCTTTTGCTACTTCTTTTTCGCCTTCTAACTTGGCGATAAGCGCTTTTAATAAATAATTCATAAATATCCTTTGTCTTTTAGTGTGTCTTTTACCCACTCAACAGCATAGTAAACTAACGCAGCCCAAATGCCTAAGTTAATTAAAAATATGCCAACTGTTGTGGGCAGTGTAAAAATAAATTCTATCATTTGTGTTTCTCCTCCCAGTCTTTTACTGCGGCTTGAATTGTTTCTTCTGCTAATACGCTACAGTGTAATTTAATCGGTGGTAATTGTAGAGCTTCTGCGATATCTTTATCTTTTATTTCTAATGCTTCGTCAAGTGTTATACCTTGTAGCATATCTACAAACATAGAGGATGAAGCAATTGCGCTGCCACACCCATAAGTTTTGAACTTTACACCAAGTATACGACGATTGCCAGGATCTACTCTTAGTTGTAGTTTCATAACATCTCCACAAGCGGGCGCACCCGTCATGCCAGTTGCTACTGTTGGATCTTTAGGATCAAATCTTCCTACTGAGAATTGTTGAGGACTGTTTAATACTCCTTCAAATCTATCTACTACTTCTTTACTGTATGCCATATTATTTTTCTAATGCTTTGTCGCAAAATGCAACTATGAATTCTTTTGATAGCTTATCTGATAATGCTACAGGCAAGGTTAATGGAGTCGCAATAAAAAATCCTAGACTTGCAACTAACCAACCAAGGACTTTTTGTCTTACAAGTATATTATCACTATCAAATTTCTGAAGAAATCTTAAAGAAGGATAATATAACCTTAGTAAGCAAAAAAGCCATCCTGCAATGTAAAAAGCTAAAAAGTATTTCATAAATATTCTTGTAAGTGTCTTAAACTTCCTAGATCATATGCGAGTCGAGTAGCATTATGCCCTGCATTACGCACTAATCCGAAGTATGGCGATTCACACTCTGCCATTTCAATTTCCCAAATATGATACATCTTGCTACCATATTTTTCTTCATAGTTTGTTTGAGTACTTTTAAGTTCTTTTTGCACTACAGCAATACAATTGCCTCGTGCTGACCACACTCTTTCACCTGCCTCAAACTCATCTGCTACACAAGGTTCTGGAATCATAGATTCTCTTATACCTTTGTAGTCAGTATCTGGTAATTTTTGTGGTACTCCTAACCGTTCAATAACGGCTTTGATAAAAGCTGGGGAACGATATAATGCTTTTGCAATGTCAGATACATTTGCTCCATCTAAGTAATGTTTTACTATGGAGACTTTCTCTGCTTCTGTTACGCCTTTGCCTTTATTTTGTGCCTTTCTTCTAGCACGAAATTCTAATGTTTCTTGATGATCTAATATGATCTTGTTGAGACGAGTTGTATTATATGCTATATGTAATATCTCACACGCCTCTTTTTTAGTAATAGGTTTCTCTGCGGCGAGTAGTTCTATTACTTTATTAATATTTGATTCTGAGAGTTTTTCTTCTCTTTTCTTTCTAACTGCCACTATTTATATGTCCTATAAAAAATTGTCCATGCAATAGCAAAAACTATGCATAGTAATATTGTGTCAACATAAAGATTAATCATTTGTTAACTCCAAATGATAATCATTAACTTCTTTTAAATCTTGTTCATGCATTGCGCCTAGTAAAATAATAGCATAGTGAATAACTTTATATAAGTCTTTCTCATTTTTGCCATCTTTCTTTCCAAAACGCTGTGCATATTTAATTATATTACCAATACAGAAACCTTCTCCATGTCCATTCTCAAATACTATCTCTGTAGTTTGAGTTTTAGCTTGGGCATAATGTTGTTTATATGTATTATCTATATACTGTTTCAGTCGAGACTGAATTAAATCTTCATTAAATTTATACACGAGTTATCCTTTTTTCGTAATCGGCATAATCTTCACTCCACCAATGTGGTTTGTCTCTGTGAGACCACGCTGCGAAGGTTGCCTTATCTAAGTGGTAATAATCTCGATAGCTTTGTATCGGATTGTCATAATCTCTAAGATCTTCTGGCATTGCCAGTCCGAACTTAGTAAAACCTACCCTTTCAAGATGTACTGGCTCTGGTAGTTTGTTTACTACTTGTTCTACGGATTTGTGTAGCTTGCCATAACGATAGTAGTATTCATCATTCAATGCATTAGCATAACAATGAACCCACTCATGATTATCCAATGACTCCCTTGCCCAGATTGTGCAGGGATGATTGTACATCATTGGAAGGTAGGGGAAGGGTCGCTCCTCCAATGGTAAATGCTTAATTTCAGCTTTAACCTTGTTCAGAACTTCTCGTTCGTCTGCATTTAGCGCACGAGGAACATACCCTAGAAACTTGTCAATGTAAATTGTTGTGCAAAGAATCTGGGCAGCTTCCAGTGGCATCTTAACAATATGCTTGTCAACATGATACTGTGCTGCCTTGTCGAGATCCTCGTCTAAGTAAAATAAATTCATAAATTACTTCCAACACTTGTAAATGCCACAAAGACCATCTGCATTTTCTGTAGTCTTACAGTAAGGACAGACCTTATCTTTCTTTGTGGGCTTGATTTTTTTAATGTCTTTGAACTTTTTCATAACTTATATTATACTAAAATTATGAGATGAAGTCAAGAACTATTTTCCTTGTCCGTTAATTTTATCCTTAGCTGTACCAGCATATAGACCAAACCAAGCGGCACCTGCACCTACAACGATACTAATGAGACCAGATTGTTCCATAGTTGGATCTTCTAGTGCCATAAACCACATTGTACAGTAGTACAATAGGAAAATGTATACGCTGAGGAAAGCACGGGGAAATATTCTCCAAGCATCAATCATGTTTGATAAAAATATCCAACGCTGCCAAGGGTTGTCTGGCTCTCTGTTGGCTTCCATCTCTACGATCTTTGCTTTGAGGTTTGAGTTTTCTTGTACAAGTTCCATGAATTTATTAAGATCAATTTCGACCTCATTTCTACTCATGTCTCCTGCGAATCTTTCGTCTGCCATTAGCTAGTTGCCTTCTCTTTGGCTTTTCCTACATTGATTGCAAACCAGTCAAGAATTTTATATAATTTTCCGACTAACTTGTCATCTGCTGGTGTAGGTGTAACAGCCGCTATGATTGAAGCACTCATGACTAACCATGGTATAACTTGAATCCATCCGATAACCCATTGTAAGAATCCTAACATTCTTCTCTCCTAATCCTCTTACGAGGCTCAGCCTTGTTTCAAGGCGTATTCTATTGCTCTCGCCCATACATCATCATCTGCGATAATACAGTCGATAGCATCATAACCTAACTCTTTTGCTGCAGAAAGGTACTTGTTTCCCTTGTAGCAAATGAAAGGTTCTTTAATGTAGGGCTGATCGCCGTCCATTGTTAAGTCCTTGTGATTAGAAATTAACAATAAAAGTGGATCTTGCAATCCTACAAGTGCAACTCCATCTGCAAGAAATTCTTCCTCAGAATTGTTGCCACATTTAATCTTGTCCAGTTGAACTGGAATCGGTTTATATTCTGCTTCTTCTAAATAATCTTTGACGAGATAAGCAGATACTCGTCTAGTTTTTGAACTTAATGTTCTTTGAATGTTTATATGTTTTCCTCTAATTTTTTAATTCTTTGCACTAAAGGATCGTAGCCATCAAATTCTTCTATCCCACATTTAGGGTGGGCTATCTTTTCTAATGCAACTACTCTGTCAGAATAATGATTTTGGTTATCCTCAATCTCTACTATTCTGTCCTCTAGTTCTTCACACCAGTCTTCGATCATTTCTAATCTTTCTTGAAGGTGTGGGTGCTTCTCAAAGTATTTAGCACCTCGCATAGCATCTCTATATGCTAAATATTTATTAACTAAATTCGGTAATTTGAACTTCATCTCTACTAGGGTGATAAGGAGATAAATTTTGATCTATATAAAATAGTATATCCCCAACTGTTCGTAATCTTTCAACTTCTTCATCTGGTATATGTAATCCAAATACTTCTTCAATCTCTACTATTATTTCTACCATGTCAAGACTATCAGCATTGTGTTCATCAATTAAATCCGAAGTCATACTAACGCTACCATGATTTATTTGATTTTTTACTATACTAAATACTGTGTCTTTAATCGACATTTGAAGGCTCGGTTGTTACTTTCCTATAATATACTACTACATCTTTTAGTTCAGTAATATATCTTTGTAATTCTTTCATGTTTAAGGACATGACTTCGTAGTCAGGAACAGTCATTGCTAAAAATACTAACTCACCCTCTTGTTTTTCTATACGAGCAAGCTGATCTTCCCAGTTATCTGGTGTGACTACTATCCATTGTGGAGTTGTTAACTCTATCTCACGAGGCATGATTGGTTGAACAATCTTCCTCTCCATAGGCTTTGCTGTTACTTCTATAGGTCTAGTTGTTAACAGACTGCAACTGGAGACCATCATCAAGATCGTCAACGGTAGCACTGATTTTTTGAATGTCTTCAAATGCGTGTTTTGTTCCATTGTTTATTTTCCTTTCCATTTCTACTGGATCTTCCAGTATTTTTGCTGTTAATTTATATTCTTTAATGAAATTACTATATCTCATTAACTCTCTTTGAATTTCTTGACTTTTTACTGTCATACTTTGTAATTGTTCTGTTTGCAAAGTAAAATCCTTTTGCATGGTAGCCATTGCTTCTTCTTGAACTGCAATCGCACCTTCTAATTTTGCATTGTTTGCTTTCAATGTTTCATTCTCAGTGTATAGCCAATAACTAGCGCCACCAAGAACTAAAACGAAAGCTAATAACATTTGATTCATTATATCTCCTCTATCTTGTAATTAAGTCCTTCTGCACCAGTGAATTGTACTACTTCTCCACCTTCTGTTCTAAACTTTAAATGCTTTTCTTTTTGGGTTATTATTTTTCTTACTAGGAATACCTGATCGTCAGAGTCTCCCCAAACACTATTAAAGCTAACTGTCACCCTGTAAAGGGGTACAAACTTGCTCTTTAACCATATCCACCACCTCTTGATGGCGGCGAAGAATTGTTTTATTTTGTCCAATATTGCTCTCCAATTGGTTTAACTTTTCCCAATTTGCTAACTCGATGTTTCTAGTTATTTCTAACTCAGTTACATACTGTGTGTAAATATAATAATGAAAACATAATGCTACCCATACGAGTAGCACTAGTAATTTGTTTATGTTGATGTTGATGAGGATGTAGAAGTTGAACTACTAGTTGTTGTACTTGTAGTTGGTACGACTGTTGTTGTTTCAGTCATAGTATTTAACTCATCAATAATTTCCTGTTCTGTAGAAGTAGCACTTGTCGTTTCAGTACTAGTTTCTGTACTTGTACTTGTGTTAGTTGCTGTTGAAGTGCCTGTCATGGCTTCTCCAATCGCTGTAAGCACTGCTGCTGTCTGAGTAACTGCCACTACATCAACTGCAGGGTCGGGTACTTCTACTTCTTGAATAGGAACTATCTCTGGTTCTTCTGATACTGCATCTTTAGGTTGTTCATTGTATGCCCAAACTAATAACATTAATAACAATATATCCATTATTTCTCCTGTTTTTTCTTTTGTTCTTGAAGTTGCTGTGCAAATTCTTGTATGTATTCTTCAAAAGTCATCCCTCTTTCTGCGGCTGCGTTCATAACTGCTAACACTTCTTCGCCCGATAGGGTAATCTTTTTAGACATTTGACCAGTCTTTTCCTTCAAATAATAATGCCTCTGCTTCACGTCTGCGTATTAAACCTTCCAATATTTTGCCTCCAGCTTTGTTCCATCTTTTAATCTGGGCAGGTACTTCTTCGTACTCTCCAGCGTTAAGAACTTTCAGCATTGTTGAACTGTTTAGATTAGTGGGACCGAGGTTGTAAGTCCATGATACCAATGCATCAAACATACACTGGTCTAATTGATTTTCTACTGCGTTGAGAACATGACTTTCATACTCTGCTAATTCTTCTATTAGCATTTCTTCTGCTTGTGCTTTGGTAATTTGCATACCTTCCTTTACGCCTTTGATGTGACCATATCCAATAGTCCATACACCCACTGCGTCTTGGTAAGCATCTAACTCACATCCTTCAAACTTTTTGATAAGGGCAATGCCCTCTTGTGATATTTTCATAATGTAAAACTTTCTCCACAGCCACATTGTGCTGTTTCTTGTGGACTGGAGATTTTAAACTGTTCATTCAGTCCATCTTCTTCCCAGTCAATGTTGATTTCCTCAACATAACTAAATGTCATTGGGTCTACAGCTATAATGCCGTAGAACACCGCATCACTTGAAA